GTATTAAGGCTTGGTGGGGACAAGTATACGACGAACATCCAGAAGAGTACAATGCTCTTTTCGATAAAGAAACATCACACCAAAACTACGAAGAAGATGTACAAGTTACAGGCTTTGGTTTGGCTCCTGTTAAGTCTGAAGGTCAAGGCGTTCAGTATGATTCAGAGATCCAAGGTTTCACAACTCGTTACACACACGTTGCATACGCTCTTGGTTACATCGTAACTAAAGAAGAGTTGGATGACAACTTGTATGAACAAGTCTCTAAGAAACGTGCTGGTGCTTTAGCTATGTCTTTCCGTCAAACGAAAGAAAACGTAGCTGCTAACATCTACAACCGTGCTTTCAACAGCACATACAAAGGTGGTGATGGAGTAGAACTTTGCTCAGTATCTCACCCTAATACAACTGGTGGCACATATGCTAACAAGCTATCTGTTGATGCTGACTTGTCAGAAGCTTCTTTAGAAGACGCTACAATCGCATTGATGGGCTTCCAGAACGATCGTGGTTTGTTGATCAACGTAATGCCTAAATCATTACACATTGCTCGCCAAGAATACTACAATGCTGCTCGTATCCTTAAGTCTGTTAACCAGTCTGCTACTGCTAACAACGACTTAAACGTTTTACGTGCTAACAACGTATTCCCAGGTGGTGCAGTTCTAAACCACTACTTCACATCTCCACATGCTTGGTTCATTAGAACTAACGTACGTGACGGTATGAAGTACTACGAACGTGTTGGTATCCAATTCGACCAAGATAATGACTTTGACACTATGAATGCGAAAGCAAAAGGTTACGAGCGTTATTCATTCGGTTGGACAGACCCACGTGCCGTATTCGGTTCAAACGGACCTTAATAGGTTCTAATGTAGAAGGGGGCTATCATGCCCCTTTCTTTGCTTACCTTAACGCTCTTCGGAGCGTGACCCATCACGTTAAGGAGTTTTTAAAATGGGAACACCAACAAGATTTACATACGGTTTGGCTACCGTAACAAAACAAAGCCCATTAGGTAACTATCCATTACCTGATCCATTCCATACAGCAAGTACTCCAAACTTGGACGTTACTTCTTATGCAAACGATTTCTTTACATTAGGTACAACAACTAATGACTGGACCATTACAGGTGCTAGTTCAACATTTGCTATAACTAATGGTGTAGGCGGTCTAGCGTTAGTTACTCCAGGTGCTACAACTACTGTTACTACAGTAGCTGCTGCTCATGAGAGCTTCCAGTTTGTAGCTGGTCAAAAGTTCTGGTATGTTTGCCGTATCGCTGCTTCTGCAGTTGCTGGTACAGTAGCATTCCAGTTTGGTTTGTCTAACAGCACAAGTGCTACACCAACAGACGGTTTATGGTTTGTTAAACCAGCCTCAAGCACTTCAGTTAACTTAGTATCTCGTGTAGGTAGTACATCTACTACATTAGCTACTGGTGTTGTTACAGCTGCTGCTGGTACTATGATTGACGTAGCAGTCTATTATGATGGTACTGATTTGTTAGTTTACTCAGCAGACAATTTGGTTGCACGTGTTGCAAACCCAACTATTGGTGCTTCTGGTACTACGTTGACTAATACAGTAATGGGACCAATGTTCCAAATTACTCCAACAGCAACAGATACTTTAACTATCGATTACGTATTAACTGCTCAAGAAACAACACGTTAATAGGAGGCTAGGATGGCTAACTCAACTAGCATTCAAATCCTTAACGATGGTCCACGTAACGTTGTTCTTAAATTAGATGGTCTTCTTGATACATCTGATCTAAGTTCTTTTACGGTAGTGGATCCAGCGTTGTTATCGGATATGAATATCAATGGTGTTAAAGCAAGTAAGCTACGTATTAATAAAATTGTATACGACGTAGAAGACGGTCTAGACGTAGAGTTGTTCTGGGATGCTGCTACTCCTGTTCGTATCTGGAATCTAGTAGGTCGTGGTAAAGTTGATGCTCACCGCACAGGTGGTATTAACAATAACGCTACAAGTCCTACAGGTAAGATTACAGCTACAACACAAGGGTGGTCTACTGGAGCAATCTTGTCTTATACTATTCTTTTAGAATTGGTTAAACAATAATGCAAGTAAACGGTAACGCTAAAGAATTACAATTACATGCCGTAGTAATTAGAGCTGATGGTACTATTGAAGACCGAGGCGTTATCGACTACTGGCATAAGAACCCAATTAAAAGATTACAATGGAGAATTAATAAATGGCTACACTACTTGTCAATACAGGTAAAGCGATTGTTACAAACTATTTAAACGGTGGTGCGGCTACTCAGCCTAAGTATGTAGCTTGGGGTACTGGAGCAGGTACTACTGGTTTAACAGACACTACTCTATTTACTGAGACAGGATCTAGAGTAACTGGTACAACATCGCAAGTAACAACAACTACTACAAACGATACTCTCCAAGTAGTAGGAACACAAACAGCTAGTGGTTCAGTAACTATTACTAACGCTGGTTTATTTGATGCATCAACTTCTGGTAACTTGTTTGCTAAAGGTGATTTTACTGGAGTAGCTTTAAACTCTGGTGACAGCATTCAATTTACTTTTAAAGTTCAATTCAGTTAATAGGTATATATGGCATTTATATTATCAGATAGAGTTCGGGAAACTACAACATCTCCAGGCACAGGTACAGTTACCTTAAATGGTGCATTGACAGGCTACCAAGCTTTCTCTGCTGGTATTGGTGCTAATAATACAACCTACTATGTTATTGCAGATCAACAAGGCAGTAACTGGGAAGTAGGTGTTGGTACACTCGGAGCAGGCGGTACTACTTTAGTTAGGACTACCGTCCTGTCTTCTTCTAATTCAAATTCATTAGTAAACTTTACTAGTGGAACGCAAGACGTATTCTGTGACTACCCATCTGGTAAAGCAGTATATAAGAACGATTTAAATGATGTTACTCTTGGCTCGTCATGGGATAAAGGCACAGGAGTATTGCAAGTAACAGGCAACTCTGCTTTTGATGGAACTGTTGTTGATAAGCAAGTTGTTGTCGCTGGTGGTAATAATTTACTTACTTATAGCCAAGACTTCAGTAATGCTGCTTGGACAAAAAGTAATTTATCAGTTACAGCTAATTCTACATCTGCACCAGATGGAACTAATACAGGAACTCTTGTCACAACAGCAGGAACTTCTCATTCTGTTTATGAATATGTAACAGTAATTCCAAATACTATTTATACTTTTAGTTTTTATGCTTTAAGAGGAACTTTAACTGACCTTAAATATTCAATTTACAACAATACTGCACTTGCAAATATTATTGCACCAACTTCTTATTATTCACAAACATCTAGTTCTGCATGGACTAAAATTTCTGTAGTTTTTACAGTTCCTGCTGGGTGTTCGCAAGTTATTGTTTACCCACTAAGAGATTCTGGTGTTACAGGGACTTGTTACATTTGGGGCGCACAATTAGAACAAGGCAACACAGCAACTCCATACACACCTACTACAACAACAGCAGTATCAACAATCAATGATGTATATATTCCTACAGGTGCAGTAAGAAATGGTACTTGGAATCAAGGAACAGGCTCATTACAGATTACAGGCAATACTTCAGTCAATGGAACTGCTGTAGAGAAGAATCTAGTGTTGGCTGGGGGTAATAATCTATATACTTATTCTGAACAATTTGATAATGCTGCATGGACTAAAACAGCAACAGCAACAGTAGCAGCAGACCAAACAACTGCACCAAATGGAACATTAACTGCTGATTCTTTAGACAGAGCTAGTGCAGGAACAATGTATGTTCGCCAATCTGCAACTTGCACAGCATCAACAAGATATACTTTTTCTGTATATGTTAAAGCAAAAAATGCAACTGCTTTTACAGCAACAGAAGCAACTCTTGGAAGTAGTAGTGCTGTTACTTTGACAGGCGCAGGAACTGTAACAATTACAGATACAGGTGGTTCTCCAACAGGAACTATTACTTTTATTGGTAATGGTTGGTATCGAGCAACATTTAGCTATACAACAGGTTCTGCTCAAACAACAACATTTATTAACCAATTTAGTGAAAGTTGTTATCTTTGGGGCGCACAACTAGAAACAGGCACAGTAGCATCTGCCTATACTGCAACTACAAGTGCTGCGGTTAGTGCGACTAATCAGGTTTTGGCTGCTGATGGAACTGCTGCTTTGCCTTCAGTTAGCTTTAACTCACAAACTTCTATGGGTTTGTTCAAGGCTGCTACTAATAAGTTGGGGTTATCAACAACAGGAGATGTGAACTATAACTTCCTGTTTGACAACTACAAATTTACTATGTCAAGTTCTGGTCAGCTTGGTTTTACATCAGGCGGTGCTAGTGCAGGTGTTGATACAATCTTAACTAGAGATGCAGCAAACACACTAGCTCAAAGAAATTCAACAAATGCTCAGACATATAACCTGTATAACACCTATACAGATGCAAGTAACTATGAGAGATTGAGTGTTGGTTGGTCAGCAAATACTTTAACCATTCAAAACCAAAAAGCTGGTACAGGTTTAGATAGAAACTTAACTCTAAGCTCAAGTGCCAATACTGCTGTTAATGGTAATCAAATATTGTTCCAAATTGCTGGTACAAATAAAGTTATTATTGATGGCTCTGGAAACATCACACCTTCAGGTAGGATCAACCCTAGAGTAACCACAACTACCTCTTCAGGAACTCCTTCAATTAACTCAGACACTACAGACATCTATGGGCTTACTGCTCAAGCTGCAGATATAACATCTGTAACAGTAACAGGTACTCCTGTAGATGGACAAAAGTTATGGGTGTATATTGTAGGGACAGCTGCTAGAGCAATCACATGGGGAACTTCTTTTGAAGCTTCAACAACAGCATTACCTACTACTACAGTAACTACTAATAGACTTGATGTTGGTTTTGTTTGGAACGCAGCTACTTCTAAGTGGCGCTGTTTAGCGGTGGCTTAATATGGCTATATCATTTGTAGGAGCAGGAGCAGTGCAGCTAGGTGCAAACCCTACAGTACCAGTTCCTGCTGGCTATGCTTCTGGTGATTTATTAATTATATTTATATCATCAGGAACTGCCCCAACCACACCATCTGGATGGACTGTTTTATATAGTTCTGGTAACTTATTTGCTTATTATAAAACAGCAGGTTCTTCTGAATCTTCTGTAGCATTATCTGCAAGTAATAGTAATACAACATCTGTAATGTGCGATTATAGAGGTGTTGGCGGTATAGATGTTGTTGGTTCAAGTACAACAGGTGTAGGTACTTCACCTAGTACGTTATCTCAAACAACTACAAAAGCTAATGATTTTGTAATTAGTATTTATCAAGATACTGCTGCAACATCCGCAACATGGACTGCCCCTGCGTCTACAACATCAAGAGTAAATTCTGCTTCAAATGGTACACAAAGGGGATTGTTAGTTGTTGATGAATTACAAGCATCTGTTGGGGCATCTACAGTTAGAACTGCAACATTAAGCGTTTCTAATAATTGGTCATCTATTACAGTATCAATTTATCCAACACTTACCACAAATAATAGTAATTTCTTCAGGATGTTCTAATATGCAAACAACATATCAAGTAATAATTGATGATAACTATGTAGTGCCAACAGGTACGTTCTTGACTAATGAAGAGTATGTTACCTTTGTAATGAACATGGCTGCTAAGAGTTATATGACTCAATACAATACTACAACTGTTGATGATGGCATCACAGCAGCTAGAGAGTCTTACAATGCTAATGTACCTACGGAGACTGTAGATACTACATCTACTGTAG